GGAATGGAGTTACAAATGAGTTGTTAGCTTCTTCATGGTGTGAGATATTGACACCTGACAAGTTAATGAGAAACACAGACTTTGGGGTTACAGGCACTGCAAATACGATTATTGCAAGGCTTAGAAAGAGAAATGATTTACCTTACAATAGTGTTAATCAATTCTTTGTGTATAGAGGAGATAAATACTTATTACAAGGCGCACCTATAAATGTAGGTTTTGAGGATAGAGAAATACAAATAACATTAACAAGAGAGAATATAAATGGAGCAAATGAGTTAGCACCTATTGGTGGCGACGCATTCCCATATACATTTTCTTTTCAATTAGCATAAAAAATGGCACTATTAAACATACCAACAAAAAGCACAGGAGATACTTTCACTGCAACTGAGCTAAATACTATTGTTAACGCAATAAAATCTTTACAAAGTGAAAAAGGACACGCTGTTTATTATGATGGCCAATATACATTAGAATCTCCACAAGAAATAAGTGGATCGAGTTTTGTAGCTATTGGAAATAATGCAGAAACAGCAATAGAAACGTTTTTACCTTATGGGGTAGATACTCTTTATGACGGTGAGAAAATATTACCTCCAAGTGTTGGAAGTTCATTTATGGCTTACATTATTTTTACAGCAAAAGCTAACTCTTCTAATGCTTTTTTTGAGTTAGGTATAGATATAGGGGGAAGTCTTGGAGTTATCTTTAAAAACTCTAAACAATTAATAAAAGGAAATAACACCTATCAAGACTATTACATACCACTAAATGGTTTTATGGTAGACACTTTTACTTCAAATGGAGGTATTATAAAGTTATTGCCAAGTACTGGAGACACTATTAGTATTTATGGTACAAGATTCTTTATAAATATTGGTTATCAGCAACAATAATGTCAAACAAGAGTTTAGACAAGGTTTTAAAAGAGTTAAAGGCGTTTGGTAAGGAAGCAGAGCAAACGATCGAAGAAGAGACTGAGGCTATTGCCGGTGAGATAACTCAATGGGCAAAGCAATTAGCCCCTAAAAACATTGGCAAGTTAGAACAAAGTATATTTCCTGCAAAGGAGCGTGAGATGGTTTATAGTATTAATGTAGGCATGGATTATGGAGCTTATGTAGAGTTTGGTACTGGTAAGAAAGTAAGTGTACCAAGTGAGCTAAAAGATGTAGCTTCTAAGTTTAAGAATAGAGGTGGTGGATCCTTTGAGCAAGGTTTGCAAAGTATAAAAGATTGGTGCAGGCAAAAGGGAATTGATGAGAGTGCTGCTTATCCAATCTTTATATCAATATTAAATGAGGGAATACAACCTCAACCTTATTTATATCCTTCTTATGTAAAAGGTAAAAAGGAATACTTAAAGAATTTGAAACGAGCATTAAAAGACTTAAAAAATAAATACGGATGATAGAGTATAAAGAATATTTTAAGAATAGGCAAGAAGTAGAGGACTTCTTTAACGATGAGACTTTTAAGTTTGCATTAATGACTAATAATATGATGCACTTTGAGTCATTGAATCCAATCTTCTTAGGTGAGAAATTAGTTAGCTTTCAATTAGTATTTTACTTTGAGGAGGGCTGCGACTTTTTTACGTACTCAGGATTCCATACATGGTTAGATGATCATCAGCTATCGAGTGTAAAATGTAAGTCAGAAGAAAGTGGAGAAATCGTAGAGATGTTCTTTGCTAAATATGTAGATTATAGAAATAATTAAGATATGAACAAATCACTACCAGACAAATGGGTAAGAAAAGCCGTTTACGATGCTATTAACAATATGAGCGTATATGACGTGCTATCCGACACAAATATACTTATACCTTGCTTTGACAGCAGACAAACAGCCAATGGGGGTGTTAATGCTTATGTGATCATGTCAACTCAAACGAATAGTGTAAACAAAGACACGAAATGTGAGAACTCGTGGGAAAGTAGTATTTTGTTGGATGTTGTAACAAGTTATACAAGTGCTGGTAATATGGGAAGTAGAGTTTTAGCAGATAATATTTTAGATAAGGCAAGAGAACTTACAAATGCACTTAGTTTAGATGTAGCAAGTGGTTTGACTATATTAAAGCAAACTGAGGACTTCCCGAATGACCTTGTAAGTATAACACCTAACGAGAATGTATTTAGAAAGTTTATGCGAATTGAGTTGTTTATAAACTAACTATAAAAAAATAATATAATAAAATAGATTACTATAAATAAAATTTATTATATTTGTGTAATTAATAATACTTTAAAAAAATCATAAAATGAGTACATTTATAAAAGGTGATGACGTTATACTTTCAATTTGGGATGGTGTTAGTGCCTACGAACCAATCGGATGTTTGACATCTAACGAATTAAGCGTTGTAAGAAACCTAATTGAAACACAGACAAAATGTGCGCCTGGAATTATCGAGAGAGCAGCAGGAAGCACAAGCTCAGAGGTTTCTTTTGATGCTATCTATATTAAGACAGAAGCAGGAAAGACTGACTTTGATGCTTTGTTGGACTTTATCAACGTAGCTTCAGGAACTACTCAAACTTGGAAAATATCAAGTGATCAAACTAGCCCAGTAGCTTATTATGGAACTGCCGTATTATCAGGTCTTACTTTAACGGCTGCTGCTGGAGATGAGTTTGCAACTTACTCAGGTACTTTGTCAAATAGTGGTCTTATTGTTACTGTTGATCCAAACGCGTAGTAGATGATAACAGAAATTAAATTAAACTTAGGAAAGAAAGATAGGCTATTTACATTTGGAATCATTTTTTTAGGTGAGGTATTAGAAAGGTTAGACACTGACTATAATACTTTGTTAGAAAAAGTAAGTAAAAACCCATTTAAGTATGCACCTATTTTGATGTATGAGAGTTTAAGAAACTCTTATAGAATTGAGAAGAAGGACATTGACTTTATAGAGGATGACATAGTAATTTGGTTGGAGTCTGAGGATTTAATGGGAGTTGATGTGATGTTGAGTTTTATTAATGCTTTTATGGGAACTCAAGAAAATAAGACACCTGTTGATGAGGGTTCAAGTGATGACAAAGAAGCATCAAAAAAAAAATAGATTGGTATAGTGATGTAGTATCAGTATGCTTAGGTGAGTTAGGGGTACAATCTTATGAGTATTTATATAAAATGACAATGGCTGAATTTAATATTCGGCTATTTGCATTTAAAAGAATGAGTACTAATAGAGAGTTATTAGTTAGGGAGGTTGCTTATTATAGTATGATAGGTAGTCATTTAAACCCTAAGAAGCTACCAAAGTCAAAAGAAGCTTTTTGGCAAGTTGGTAGGGATGTAAAAGTAGATAAAGAAAGAGTGGAAAGAATGAAGGAGGCAATGCGTAAAGCAGTAGAACAATATAACAATAGAAAGTAATGGCAGAATTTAATGTAGAGATTGGTGCAGTAAATAAAAAGCTTAACGAAAAGCTAAAGCAGTCATCTGAGAATATTAAAAACTTTAGTAGTAAAGCTGACAAAGAGTTAAATAGTATTGGTAAGTCATCAAATACTGCTGCTCAAGGAATGGGCAACTTAAGCAAATCTGCCATTAGCGGAACTTCTGCGATGACTGCATTTAGTAGAACTATACAAGATGCTCCTTTTGGTATCATGGGGGTATCGAATAACATCACTAACTTAACAGAGCAGTTTGGATATTTAAAGAATAAGACTGGTAGTGCTAAAGGAGCTTTACAAGCAATGCTGAAAGACTTAAAGGGTTTTGGTGGGATTTCATTAGCAATATCTTTAGCGACTTCTTTACTCCTTGTATTTGGCGATAAAATATTCGCAACTAAAGATAAAACAAAGGCTTTAAAAGAAGAGCAAGATAAACTAACTGAGAGCTTAGATAATTATAAGAATGGATTAGAATCTGTTGAGAAAGCAAGATTATCAGGTAGTCAAAAAGCACAAAAAGAGCTATTAGATTTAAGGCTTCTGAAAACTATTGTTGAGGATAACACAAGGTCAATAGATGATAGAGAAGCTGCATTAAAAAAGCTAAGAGACTTATACCCTAACTACTTAAAGAATCTAACTGATGAGAAAGCGTTAAATGGTGGTCTAAGTACTGTTTATGATAAGGTTACTACTTCTATCATAAAAAGAGCGAAAGCAACTGCTGCAACTAATCAGATTGTAAAAAATAGCGAGGACTTATTAAACTTAGAAAGCCAATTAGCTGCTGAGAAGTCAAACCTTATTAAGTTAGAAGAGGATTATACAAAGGCTTTAAATTCAACTGGTAATGCTAGAACAGGTGTTAACACTACTTTAGATAGAGCGAACGCAGCTTTAAAAGCACAAGAAGCAGCAATAAAAGGGATTCAAGGTCAAATACAAAACTTAGAGCTTACAAATATAGACTTAGAGCAAGGAATTGACATAAATGCTTCTATTAATTTAGATAAGTTAACGACAACTCCATTGTCTGACTCATCAAAGGAGAGATTATCTAAAACTATTGCATCCGAGTTTCAAGATATTGTTAGTTTAGAAGATTACATCTTTGACAAAGATTTAAGTTTAAGTGATATAGCAGCTGGTAAGATTGGTGAGTTTGCAGGTGGTGTAAAAGACCAATGGTTAACACAAGTAGAACCTTTAAACCAATTTATAAAAGACAATCCTTTAGAGATTATAGATGTAAATAGGTTTGATGAGCAAGCAGTGAAATTTAAAGAGAGGTTAGCTTTATTTCAACAAGAGACACAAGCTCTGCTAAACTTTGGTATTGAGAATGGTTTAGGTGCATTTGCTGAGGGTATTGGTAACGCAATAGGAAATGGTACAAACGCTTTAGAGGTTGCTGGTGCATCTATGTTAGGTGTATTAGGTGATATTATGGTGAAATACGGAAAGCTATCAGTAGCTTTTGGTATTGCAAGTGAAGCGTTAAAAAAAGCGTTTGAGAATCCGTTTGGTGGTGGTATTGGTGCTATTGTAGGGGGTTTAGCATTGATAGCTATTGGTAGTGCTATAAAAAGCTATTCAAGTAGCGTAGCATCTGGAAGCGGCTCAAGTGGCAGCAGTGGCTCATCAAGAGGTTCTAATATAGGTACTAATGCAGGAAGCACTGGTACTCAGTCATCAGTTAGTAGATTTGGAAGCTCAAGCTCTTTTGGATCAGGTAGTGGAAATGTAGTATTTGAGATACAAGGCACAAAATTAGTCGGTGTACTTAACAATACACTTAAACAAAATAGAAGTTTATCAGGTACTTTATCAATTAGTTAATATGGCTGCATTATATTATTTAAGTTTTACAGATGTTGAGGGTGTTGTACATATTTGTGATATAGAGGATAATACTCCTTCTGTACCAATACCTGCAAGAGAGATTTTTGGCAGTTGTACATTACAAAGTGGTTCAATAGATAACGCACTAACACCTATAAGGGGTACTGGACTTACGTTATCTTTAGAAGCTGATGTAAATGGGTTTACTTTTAACGACCTTTATACTGATGATGACTTTACTTATACAGTAACTTACATAAGAGATGGTGTAACTTTATTTGAGGGGTATATTAACCCTCAGGGTTTATATCAAGATTTTGTGAATGATAAATGGATAATACAACTTGATTGCGTAGATGGTTTATCTTATTTAGACAATCTATCCTATGTAGATGACACTACTGGTTTACCTTTCTTGGGTAAGCAAAAAGAGATAGAAGTCATCGCAAACTGCTTAAAAAGAACAAAGATACTAAAGAACATTAATGTAAGTGTGAATCTTTTTTACACTGGCTTATCTACTGCTCTTTGCGTTTTAGATAATGTTTATGTAAATACAGAGCGATTCATAAAAGACGATGGCGATACATATATGAATTGTGCAGAAGTACTAAAATCTACTTTAGATAAATATAGTGCCGTTTTAGTACAAAGAAATAATGAATGGTACATTGTTAGAATCCCTGACCTTATCCAAAGTAGTGAGTTAGATTTCTTTAAATTCACAAGCTCAGGTGTTTATAGTTCTATGAATAATAACGTAGAGTTAGGAATAGACTTAGGTAGTCAAATAGACGATTATTATCCTCATTGGGTTAATGCTAACCAAAACATTGCTATAAAAAGTGCCATCGCTGCTTATCGTATCAATTATAAGTATGGCTTTGTAAAGTCTTTTATCTCAAACATATTCTTAGAAAATGATGGTGTTTCTACAATAGCTGACTATACTATTAATGATGGAACTTACTTAGCTTTCCCTGCAAGCAATATAGGTATATTACTTAGTTGTGCCGATAATGGAGCTACAAAGACACTAACCTCTGATGCTATTTCTTTAGCAGTTGGTGATAAGATAAAATTTGAGTCCAGGTTTATAACCAATGGCGATGCGACTACTTTTAAATTTATTGTGAAGTTAGATAATGGTGGTGGAGTCATTTATTATATGGACAGCAATGGTGAGTGGTTTGTGTCTTCTAAAACGATACTACAATTAAATGCACAAGATGCGGTAGTAGTGTTTCCTGATCCGCCTTATCTTGAGGGTACTGGTGCATCGGTAACTTATGAGATACTTGCCCAACCTTTACCTGATAGTGGTGATTTGTCAGTTGAGATATATTCTGCTCAATATAGTAATGCTTTAGGGTTTACTATTGGTAACGTGAATCTTACTAAGTTCGAGATAACTCCAATAATAGAAAATGAAGCAGAGGGCGAGAACTTTACATTCCAAAGAGATAACAAGCCAAGTGCAAAGATACAAAACACTAAAGAGGTTTTTACTGGTGATAGTTCGGGGGATATTTATGTAGGTACCATTTATGAGTCAGATGCTACTACTGCAACCCAAACTTGGTTTAGAGGTGGTGTAACGGAAGGTTTGCCTATCCTTTATTTTATGGGATATGATACTTTAAATATAAACCAAAATAATGCTAAGATATTTAATGGTGATGTCTTTGGTTATGTACCTTATTTAAGCATCATAACGATAAACAATGTATCTGGTACTTTCTTAGTATTAGAGTACTTTTATGATGCATTAAACAATATAACATCGCTAAAATTAGTGCAAGTATATTACACTGCTTTAACTGGTGTTAGTTATAATGTAACCTTTGACTATGGTAATGTAGTAGAGCCTACAATTATTGGTTAATAAAATACGAAAAACGATAAAAAAAATTTATATTTGTAATATGTTTATAAATGGTACTTACAGAATTTTATACATTGATAGTGGTGATGGTTATCAACCTATTGGATGTTTGACAAGTCATTCCTTCAATGAAGAAAGCGATACTTTAAATACGACTACAAGAGATAACGAGGGATGGAATACAGAAGTACCTACCAATCAAAGGTATAGTATTTCTTTTGATGGGTTTGTGTTAGAAAATTTAAGTAATACGCAACAAACGTACTACGATCTAAAAAATATTAAAAGGAATCGGACTTTAATAAATTGGAGTATTGATCATGATGAGTATGGGAGAGGGTATATTATTAGTTTAAGCGACTCCAATAATATTGATGAGTTTGTTGCATTCTCGGCTCAATTAGTAGGATATGGAAAACCTTTGATCCAACTTGATGTGATATATGATGGTTATATAGCAAGAGCTTTAGCTGATGGAGGTAGCACTACATTAAGCCCTTTTTGTTTAAAGAGTTACATTGATTCAATATTATAAAAAATAATTATGAGTACATATAGCGATGCAAGTTTAATATTACCAATAGCCCCTACATACAAGGCAGGTAAAATATATAGTTTAAAACCAACAGATGGTAGTGGAGACTTTGACTTCACAAGAAGTGGAAATGCTACAAGAATTGGAAGCAACGTTCCAAGACTTAACTATCCTTTAATTGATGGAGTAGTACAGAATTGTCCGAGTTTGTTGTTAGAGCCTGCTAGGACTAATTTAATACAGTATTCAGAAGATTTTAGCAATGCCTATTGGTTAAAATCAACAAGTGATTCTACTCCTGTACCAGTTGTTACTTCTAATTATGCTATTTCTCCAGATGGAACCCAAAACGCAGAAAGAGTACAATTAACCTTATCGACAAATAATGAATATGCAGTAGTAAGAAGGGTAGGTATAAACCCAAATGCTACGGTTGGAAGTACTATTTATCAAAGTATTTACCTAAAGGCGACAGATATTTCTCAAGTTGGGAAGAAAGTAGATGTTTATATATATGACCAAACAAATGCATCTTATAGAAGAATTTTTAATCACGTTCTTACAAATGATTGGGAAAGAATTGAATCTAATAATTTAATAAGTTTCGGTTCAACTGCTACATCTGTTGAATATGTTTTTGGAAAAACAAGATATTTGGCAGCAGGTCAAGATGGAACATCAGGAACAATAACTTCTGAAGCTGCAACTGATTTTTTAGTTTGGGGTGCACAACTAGAAGCAGGTTCTTTTCCAACAAGTTATATCAAATCCAATAGCGGTTCAGC